ATGAATCACGAAGAACCTTATTTTGATGGCGGACTATTTCAGCTTATTGGCTACAGCATCCTTGGTACCCTTATTACAACTGCAACTCTCGGCATTTGTCTGCCTTGGGCATACTGCATGATTTACAACTGGGAAATAAAGCACACTGTCATAGAAGGTAAGCGCCTAGAATTTGATGGTACCGCTGTGCAGCTATTTGGAAACTGGATAAAATGGCTTCTGCTTACAATTGTAACTTTTGGAATCTATGGATTCTGGGTGAGCATCAAGCTTAGGCAGTGGAAGACTATGCATACACATTTTGTGAATTAAAATAAGTTATTAATTTTTTATTGCGGAATATAATAATCTTAGGCTGATTGCAAGAAAGGTGGTATTAACATGTGTAGTACATCAGAGAAAATTAGATATGCGTTATTCGATTATGTATTGCCTATAGCGTTTATGTTTCTAGCTATCTTTTGTAGAGACTATTATCTTGTATCATTTAATTACCTTATATTTGCTTTTTTAACTGCAGGCTTCTTAATGTCTAAAGGCGTCTTTGCAATTTTCATTCCGATGATTGTATGTGCGATTGTTTGGATCGCAGGATATTATATAGGTTTTGATTATCAGTATTACATGACTGTAGCTGGACTAGCTAGCTTCCCTATTGGATCGATTTTAATTAATATCTATGCTGCGAGGGCTTGATGAAAAGATGCATTCGCTGTAGTCTTTGAAATTTCAACAACTATAGCGGTTTTTACCAACGCGTTTTGTCCTATAACTAAAATTTACTTAAATAAAAAAGCCTTATACATGCTTGAAATTACAGCATTTACAAGGCTTTTATTATTGGAGCTGCTGGCGAGAATCGAACTCGCAACCACTTCATTACGAGTTAATTTTGAATCGTGTATTTTTCAATGCTTACATTGATTATTGCAACACGTTTTATCAAATACGTTCTAATTCACATCCTCTAGGTTTTTTCGGTAGCATTTCTACGATTGTCATTCTTTGTTTGATTCCGTTTTTTCCGCCTAAACCTTCGTATATTTCAAATTGCGATTTTAAATTCTCGTATTCATCCAAATATGCAAAGCCGCGATTTATAACTTCATCAAATGTAGGTTCGAGTATGTCGTGGAGAAGCCACATCACGCCTTTTACAAGGCACTCGTTAGTAACATTTCCCTCTTTTTGTTTTTTTATCAAATACCTTATGTACCCTCCTAGCATACCGACAATGGCTCCGATAATCAAGTTAATAATAGTGCTCATTGCAGAGTTACATGCTGTTATCATCATTTGATATACACCTTACTTCCCTGGCGAGCGCAAATCCATCCGGACGGAATGCGCATCCAATCTCCTCGCATTTCTAAACAGGTTATCTGAGTACCTGCACGCAAGCAAGCTAGGCTTCCAGCGAGTGCGTGTCTCTTTCCGTCTGCGGTCAACTCGGAATATGCTCGCTGCCTATATCCTGTTCCTGGACCAGTTCTTACGCGCATATCAGAAATTAATTGATATGTTCTACCTACAGCATATGCACTCGTGTTACTAGGTGTATATGTAGGCGCTGATGTTGCTCCTGATTTCGTGAGATAGTCCATACAAACCCAGCCGCCAGCTCCTACAGATCTACCCCAGTTACCGCTCATTTCCACAATTCGAAGCGGCGTTCCATTTGATAGTGTAGTTATCCTCGCATAGTTTGTTCCAGGTCCTTTTCTAACATTAAGGCCTGCAGACGAATTTACTTTGTATAATCCGTAATTTCCTGAACTAGAACTTGGCGGTGCCGTACTTACTCCGTCAAAGTTTGGTCTCACAAACCCTCTTATATATCTACCGTTAATAGGCACGCTCCTATATCCCACAACGGACGATGCACCCTTGTTTCCCTCAATAACGGTAATCATTCCGCCACCAACAGATACAACCACGCCCACATGGTCAGGTCCGCCCACATTATCACCATATCCGGAATCCTGCCAATCATACAGTATGAGGTCTCCAGGACTCGGAGTGTATGAATCGCTTTCAATCCATATGCCCATCTGCTTGGCTTTAGAAACCATTGTTCCACAATTTGCGCTGACCGGGATTAGATTTCCAATTCCTAATTCGTATGCCCAAGCGGACACAGATGCAGCACACCACGGTGCAACATAGTTCATTGGCCAGCCATCTGGTTTATGCTGGTTAAAAATGTCTATAAGACGGCGGTGTTTAGCTGAACCTCTAACTGCTCCGAGGTAACTAACCGCTGTCTGTACAAACTGCTGTCTGGTTGCCATTAGCCTTTCGCCTCGCTTTCCTCTTCATCCTCGCTCTCTTCGCTTGTCTTTTCCACGCTGCTAACCTCTTCATTTGTATTTGCCTCTTCGACAGGCTGTTTATTTACATAGTTATCAACATGCTGTACGTATTCGTTTATTTTTTTAGCTTCCTTTAAGTAATCCAGCAACTCTTGTGATTGCTTCGCCTCTTCACTGTAATTGTGATTGAAGTAATGATTCACCGCATACGATATCGCAAACGCAATTACGTACGCCACCTTGCCTATCACTGTGTCACTAATTACCGGGACGTTGACTCCAAATACCATTAGTACAGCGATTACGCCTGTAATGATCATTGCAATGCCATCTCTTAGTTTAGTTCTTTTGTTTTTATCCATATGTGCCTCCTACACTTTCTATAAATTCTGCTTTAATAATTTTAAAAGAAATGAGGCTGTCATTTCGACAGCCTCACAATTTACCTTCTTTTCTTCTTCCTTTTATTCCTTGTAGCGTATTTATAACTCCTCTTAATAACAGCATCTGCGGTATACTTGCGATCCCCTGGGTATAGAGCTTCTATTTTTTGTGCATACACTCTCGCAGTTTCAACATCTCCGCGAGCAAGTGCCTTGTTGATATATGGATAGTAGCTATACCTTATGCTTTGTTTTGCACTATATAACACCTCTTCACGTTGGAAATCAACATTCGTCGGATCTATACGTTCTATCTTTGCGAGTTGCTTTTCGACCTTTAAGTTGTTTTGAGCTTTTAAACCATCAATAACTCCTTTGAGATATTCCTTTCGTATCCAGTCTTTCGATTTTTCCATTGCTACCTCAGAAGTATAGCGCTCTCCTTGAACTTCGATATTCATCTTGTTGAATTTGTTTGCGAGCTTTTCAGCCTCTGCAGTGTTACCTTTCATGAGAGCATTCTCAATCTTTTTGAGCTGATCGGTTTTCACTTTATTAATCCTGCTTTGGAAGTATTCCTCTGCATCCAGCATACTATTTCTTGCCGCAAGACTCTTTGCGAGTTTTTCAGCCTCTTCATTCTTTCCTTTCTTGATAAAGTTATCCATTTCATCATTATGATTTCTCTTAATGCGATTAATCGTTTCTTTATCGATTCTCTCTCTTGTATATTCTTTATCGTTTTCAAGAATGTATTTAGCTGCTTTTTCCCTAGTATCGCTATCGTACTTTTCGGAGTCGGTCGCAACGCTTTTAAAGTAACCTTTATTACCCTTGTATGTTTTCTCGATTTTTGAAAAGTCCATCAGCAAATCTTGCTTTGCATTTGCACCAGTAAAAAAGTCGTGTATTGATGCTGCATATGCAAACGAGCCCTTCAAATCCCTATAAACTACATCTACAGGAAGTCCAAAGAATACGCCTGCTGCATTAGCGACCTTTTCAAGTTTTGTAACTAGACTATTTTTAGGATCTACGCACGCCTTGTATGCGTCGCTAATTTTTACAAATAGAGACATGTCTAATCTTGATGGTGTATATCCTTGTAGTGCTGACTGGATATCCTTTCCTACAGGTAGCATAGCTATAGGATTTAGTTCCCCAAATAGATTTCCATCTGTATGGAATTTGTTCTCTCCTAGAAGCGCATCGAAGAATCGTTCAACAATATTCTTGTCCTTTTTATCATCGTCCGCTATATGTCTTATTGCAGCATCATAAAAAGATTTCATAACCGCCATTGCTGTTGCTGACGTTACGAACCAACCAAACTGTTTTGCGACTAGCTTTCTAGCTTCTGATACATTGCCCTCATCATACATCTGCTTTGCAATTTGCGTATTGGTAATGAACAGCGACAGCGTTTTAGTTGGCTCTGATAAGAATGCTGTTAACACTGATGATCCTACATCCTTTTGCCTCATTAGTTCAGATCTTGATAGTACAGAGTCGAATACCTGAGTTCTATACACAACTTCTCTAAACTGTTCATTTACCGCTTGCCAGTATCCTTCGTCTCCTTCATGGATGTTCATTGTATCTTCAACCTTGAGCTTACAAGCACCCCAGATTTTACCCCATGTCATATTGTCAAGGAAACCGTACATATCAAGAGTCACTTTCTCTAGTTTATTTTCCTTGTTAATCATGGCATTAGTAAGGCTTGGTCCTACGTCTGTTGAATAATAGCCTAGGTCTTTCCACACAGCGACACCTGAGTGCTGTTGCATCTCTTTTACCGCGTCGCGTGAATACTTGCTCCTAGCTAGATATTTTGGATTTATCACGGCGGATGCTCTAACGATTGACATAGGCTGCTGCATGGCCACTCTTCCGTTGGCTGCAATTGCAGCACGCTTTGCGGTTCCTATAATCTTAGTTGTGATAGGCATCTCGCTTTTTGCGATATTACCGTTTACATCCTTTAAAAATCTCTCTATGTATTCGTTAGCCTCTCTACCATATGCACGCTCAATCGCCTCTCTAACAGAGCCTTTAATTACGCCATCTTCTCCATAGTCTCTGTAGTTCCATACATTTTCTAGGTCTTGTAGTGGCATAGATAGTGCCTGGTACGCACTCATAGCGCTTATATGGTTTGATGCGACACTTAACACGTTATCTAGTACAACCGCATTCTTTGCTGACGGTTTCGTCTTCTTTGCAAATCCTGGATTGATAATTTTAGTTACCGCTGCCTCTTCAACATTAGCATCTACAGTTTCTCTTGCAATTTTGATAGGGAAATAGTTTTCTTCTGTAAACTTGTTATATCCCCATACTTTCATAGATACTTCATTTCCCCAATCAGATACTGCTGTATTAAGGTAATGCTGAATCATCTTTGCACATTTTATTTCTTCCGGAGATAAGCTCTTAACGATATTTATAATATCACTATGCGTTATCTTTTCTCTCTGCATGGAGCTTTTTCTAAGTACAGTGTTTTTGCCGAGTTTCTTCGGTTTAACTTCTGCAGTCTGGATACCACCAGCAAGTATATGTTCTAACGCCTGTTTTCTTTCACTAAGAAGGAACAGTGTTACCATCTGCCCATGAGTTAGGTTTAAGGTTTTCCCTGATTCCAGCTTGAAGGATTCTACTTTTGAATCTTCCCAGATAGCATTAAATGCATCTTCTCCTACAGTCTCTTGAATTCTCTGAAATTCATTTTGGGCGCTCTTAACATTCATAGCGTGATCATCAAATCCGATTGTTATCTCTTTAAACAGTTTGTTAAGCGTGCCACCCAGTACAGCAAACCTATCTGCAGGATTAATGTTCCTCGAGAATATGAACTTGGATACAGCACTAGCTCCGCCAGCATAGCGATTCTTTTCTGCCTTTTTACTGAGTTCGTTAATTACTGCGTTTCCTGTTCCACTGATTGTTTTGTACTGGTCATACTTAAGCATATCGTTATGCTTGTTGACAATGCTATCTAAACCTCTAATAACGTCTCTTACGCTTTCGATTGTGTCTGCATCCATATCAACAAGCCTTGATTCTTTTAATGCTTCTAGAACAGAATCAATTTGATTCATGAAGTCCTCATCTTCAACAAAGCTAAACGTACTATCTCCATCGTTCTTTTCTTCAAGAACTTTGCGATATTCGTTTTTTAACTCCATGAAGTTTTCATAGGTCTTGTTATATCCGTGCGTTTCATAGAACGCATCGCCACGTTCTGTAGAAAAATCCATTTCATGAAGAACCTTTGCGATAGATTTCCTGAACTCTTCCGGCATAAACTGCGTATTAGTAGGTTTTAACAGCTTATTTGATAGCTTATTTGAGTACCACTTAATGCTATTAATTGCCTTACTCTTTCTGTTCAGTTCGCTACGTTCTTTTCTTAAATCTCGCTTTAGCTCGCTTACTGACTCCCTTTCTTCTTTAATAGCACTTTCGAGTTCTTCTATAGCCTTGTCTTTTTCTGCTATTTCCTCTTCATGTTTCTTTTCTGCTTTTTGTCTCTTTATTGTCTCCCTTTCTTTTATTTTGTTTCTCGCTTCTTTTACGGCGGCTTTAAGCTTTTCTTGCTGCTTATCTGCATAGGTCATTTCTGGTTTCATAGAAATTGCGTTATCTAGTATTAATTCTGTGATATCACTAGCAACGTTTTTATATTCACCGTTAATCAGACCGTCTGTCTCTGCAGATGTTTCAACCATATCTACAGCGTTACACAGGTTCTTCACAGCCTCTTCTGCATCTGATGCATCTGATGCGAATAACTCAGGGTATTTCTCACCTAATTTATTCTGGAAGAAGTCATATACTAGTTCAGCAGGCATTGTATGCTCACTGTTGATATCTGTTGTAAATCTTAATGCGTGACCATATCTAGCCTTTAGTTCCTGATAATTTAGTTTCTTTGCTAATTCTGGAGAGATATAAATTTTACCTACGCTGAGTAGCTCTATTACTTGCTTCTTTGTTTGTAGGTTTTCTTTTATATTTATCTCATTTGAATTAAGAAGTGCATTTGACAGCCTCGCAGCTGCAGAATATGCTGCACTAGCGTTTGGTGTTTCCTGATGCACGGCAGACCAAACCTCTTCGTAGATTCTCATAGCATCTTCTGCCGGCATCTTTGAACCGGTGTCGTTAATCAGCTTGTTAATGAGCTTCTTTGACTTTGCCTGCTCCGGCTTATCCATAGCACTTCTTTTCATGCTAGCTTTCAGCTTACTGATTCTTGCCTCTTGCTTATCTGCATAAGTAACAATAGGCTTAATCTCGCCAAGGCTGGCTTCTAGATTAGCTTTAACATCCTTTATTAGTTCATCTTCGTATTCAGCAATTTCTTTTTCGGTGTACTGAGTTAGATTTGCACCGCCGTCAAAAAGATAAACTTTATTATCTTTTACCGATGCATACTCAGCAATTGTAGCTAGAGCTGTAACAAAGTCTGTAACATCGTCTAGACTTCGTCCGTCAACCTTGATAGTGTCTCCGAACAGCTCGTTCATTTCAGATAGCATGTCATCAACTGGAACAGCGTATTCCATTCTATCGATGTTCTTATTAAGTTTTATTTTGAAAGCGCCATCGATATAATCTTTAAACTTCCCAAATGTACCGTATCTATTCTTGATTTCTGCTTCTAAATCTTCATCGATAGAGATAGTCATATTTTTGAGGTATCTCTGTACATCCCTTATTTCTGGAGATACGCGATTAGTCTCATAGGTGTTCTTGACAATCTCTCTTGTTATTTCGTTTAATAACCTCTCCTTTGTTGCATCATCACCTGATTTAGCTGCTTTATATAGATTGTGATAATCAATACGTAAATCTTCTGCTTTTACATCTGAACCGACCTCTGTTATTAGTTCTTTTAAGTAGCTAACAACAGATGACCTTTTAGGGATTGTTCCTTTCGTTTTAGTCTGATTTAGGATTAGTGCATCGATTTTCTTGTTAAGCTGCCTGATGGTGTTAGGATCAGCTTGCTGATTGTTAGAGATATCGAAAATACTGTTTTTTCTCTGGTATTTTTCCTTGACCTCTTCGTTGTTTTGTGATAAATTTGCATTATCAATACCAGCATGGGCGTTATTTTTACTATCTTCATTGATAGCTTGCCAATGTTGGTCTTTTTTTATTTTTTCGAATTTAATGTTGTAAATAAAATCCCCATCAGTTCGGTTTTGCACATTAATCAATAATTTATACGGCGTTTCTCCTATTACAATTTCTTTTTTGTAGTACTCCCATTTGATTACATTTTTGTGTTCCTTCTTTTCAGGTCCGGATCTTATGTATTCCGAATTCTGTAACAGTTTCGATAAATCTCCTTCATAGAATAGATTCACCTTTTTATTAAATGCATTAATCGATTTTGTTTGTTTGTCACCGTAAAAATTCTTTCCTGCGAAATCCTCGTGTGGCTTAGCTGTATACTTTCTACCTTTGCCGTTATCGAATTCAACATTTAACACTTCTCCGTTTTCAAATCTCTCTGTTAATTCTGTTCGCTTTTCTTTTTTTGTGAGTTTTTTCGTTTTGCTAGAAATCGAGAATACATCTCTGCCCTCTGAATCCTTACCCTTATACATGAATTTGATTTCATCATCGTTGTTAACAGCCTCTTCAAATTTATCTATTTCAGGATTCATTAAAGCTTCTATCCACATTTCTTGTGCTTTTTCCAGGATTCCTAGTTCTTCAAGCCACTTACCGCGGTATTCCCCTTTTAATGCGTTTATAACATTCTTGCTTAATGTGTTTAGCTTATCTACCGTAGACTTAATAGCCTTGAGGATTGTTTCTCCAAGGCTTCTATTTTTTTCTATAAGTGTTTTAACCGCTGCCTCTGCATCGGCATCACCTTTCCAGAATACATCTGTAGCATCCGCTAGCAATTCATCTTCTGCTTCGGCACGTGATATGTCCTTGTAGTCATTCATGTATTTGTTGAGTTTGTTTTCATACTCAGCAAGATTTGAGTTATAGAATTCATCAAGCACGTATTTTTTAAATGCTGCATACTGCCTAGGTGAATTAACCTGGATATGGTGTGTTACCTCGTGTTTTAGAACATCAACGACAGGGCTATCTGACCTCATGGAAATATGGATAGTTCCGTTCTTGTAATAGCCGTTTACTTCCTTATCTTCGGAGTCTTTGATATTCTCTTCAAGAGATATTTCAACACCAAAAGACTTAGCGAGTGTTCTGTACGCGTTAATCATAGAACTACTCATACTTACGTTCTCACCAAGTGTTACTCTTCCGGCTTTAAATCCTATCGGTAGCTTTGACTTATTTGTAATGATGTTGTTATCTTCTCTCTCGGCTTTTCCTATCTCGTATATCTTTTTACGTATATCTGCAGGTACTAGCTCACTTTGGAATATAGTCTTGTCAAGATTCTTGTAGTCTAATCCTCTTCTTCCAGAATCGTAGAAATAATTAAATGCGTGTGCATAGTTTATAAACTCTTCGCCTTCTTTCACATCCTTTGCACCTTCATCGAACAGTTTTTCTATTTCTGGATTTGTTTTCATGCCAATAGATGCTAGCATTTCTTTTTTTGCCGCGTCCTTTGCTTTTGGCAATATTTCTTCAACGTTGCTCTCGTATCTCGCTCCCATAAATGAGTTTAATGCTTTCTTGAAGTGCTGCGTTTCTCTAGCACCGCCCATTATCATTCCATTGTTCATTCTAGGCAGCATTCCTACGTTTAAATCCTGCGTTGTTTCGTTCTGGATTAATTCAAGAGCTGGATTGTTATCTACTGTGAATAGTACATTTTCTACATCTGCACTACTTCCTGTTCCTTCTAATATCCTGGCTACCGGGAATGATAATTCATCAATAGTCTTCTTAGGAGTATCTGCCTCCTGTAGATACTTCCTAACTTCTTTTTCTCTGTTCGCAACTTTTTGAGTTAAAAGCACAGATGCTTTTTCTCTATCGTATTCAGTGTTTAGTCCTTCTTCGGATCTGATAATAAAACTACCTGATACATTCTCTGCGCCTCTTATGCGCGATTTCTTTGCAGCGCTTAAGAGCACCTGGTCATGTTCTGTTAATTCTCTTCCGGATTCAATTTTGCGTTTTAAATCAAGGATAGCATTATTCAGCACTTTTCCGCCCTTAAGCCTGTTCTTGTCAATCGATCTAGCGAAATTGTTTGCACTGGACTTTTCAGACATAGCAAGACCTGACTGCAGTATTTTTTCTTTATCTTCTGCAGACAGTTCAATATCCATATTTACTCCGCTAGGTCCACCAACAATACCACCTATCGCTGTACCTACTATCCCCTGGTACACAGCATCCGCAAGGTAACCTGTAGGATTTTCTGCGATTTTCTTAAACGCATCAGGATCGTAGAATCTATCTGATATTGGCTGGAGAATTGCATTCATGAATTCTTCCACACCTTCGGATGATGCAGCTAGACCAAGCTTAATCGCTTTATATCTTATCTCATCTGCCGCAGTTCCCTTTGCAAATCTAGCAGCCATTTTGTTAGCAAACTTTTCAGCACCGTTATCTAACAGTCCTCGACCGGTAGAATTCCTCATGATATTTGAGGTGCTCCACATTTTTTCAGTTCCGATATTGATTCCTGCGTTTGTTAATCCTGTGCCCCACTGAGCATATATACCAGCACCTGCAGCTCTCGCATCTCCTGCGCCTTGTCCGAATGCGTTTACGCCCATTACAGGGAGTATTCCTACACCTGTAAATTTACCTACAGCTAAATCAGCAAGGAAACCTAGTGTTCCTTGCGCAATATCTATAGCAAACTTCTGACCAGCGCTAGGCTTTTCAATTACGCCCTCTCTTGGTTCGTTGCCGTTTTTATCTTTTAAGTATAACTTCCTCTTAAACTTACCTGCTTTGGTGTCATACTGCAGCTCTGTTTTATAAATACCTGCCTCTTTCGCCATGTAGTTAAGTGCTTCGGCTTTTTGCCTCGTTTTTTCTACGTATTTATAAAATCCACTAAATGCATCTCTAGCATCTTTTGACAGCTTGTCAGCGTCTAGCATTCCGTTCTTGATGTATCCTAGTTCGCTGTACCTCTTTAGATCCTGATGCATACTCTTAGGATCGAGTGTAGGTGTTGAGGTAATCGTCCACGCTGCATTTAGTAAATCTGATTTTTTAGATTCAGCCAGACCTCTAAGAGCGTATTTCATTCTTTCATCGGAATTGTTATTTACGCCTGCCATCTGCGTATTATTGAATATATCATTCGCACGCCTTACAGGGTCTTTGCTTACATAATGCTTGTTATCTCCGTAGACAATTCTCTTTACTGCTTTTCTTGCAGCTGCTCTTGCCTCTGCAGGTGTATTTCTTCTAAACGCTATAGGAGCGTATCCCATTCTAGCAGCCTTTTTATACGTTTGAGATTTAACCGACTTACCTTTTTTAGCCTTACCTGTTAAAATCCCCTTCACTGCATTCTGGGCAATTTGAGCAGCAACACTAGGAACATATGATACAACCTGTGTTGATTGCTCTTGATAACTTCCACCTCTTCCTTTTCTTCCTTTTCGGCCGCGTCTACCGCCCCCAGAGCGCCGACCTGCTCTAGAGGCTGAGTCTTTTTTTAACTGATACTCTCTTTCCCAGTGTGAGTCGCTCACGCTGTCTCTTCCTTGCTGATAGTTAAAGTTTCTTTCCCAGTGACTATCTGATACATTATCTCTTTGTTTTTGGTAATCAAAATTCTTGTCCCAATGTGAATCAGCAACACTGTCTCGTAACTTCTGGTAATCAAATGTTTTATCCCAGTGTTGATCAGCGACATTGTCTCTTCCCTGCTGATAATTAAAGTTCCTCTGATCAGTAAATCTACTATACGCCGAATCATCTAATGACTTCATGGTTCCAAGTAGATTTAGTCCGTAGTTTCTATCTGCATTAAATCTGTCATATGCTAAACGTTCAAGCTCTGGTATCTTATCTGTTAAGGCTTGATTGTACTGATTCTGTGCCTGTGCCGCTGCACTTACCGCATAAGAACTAGCCCTACCACCTGTTAATGCTGCTTGGTTTGCAATTGTATTTTCATTAGCCCTGTCACCTAGTCTTGCATACTCTTTAGCAAGTGCCTGATATGACGCATCTGTCATAGGATCGTACTTAAAATTAGCTGTGTTATCCTGTGCTTTCTGGACAAGCGCTGCAATCTGCTCGCTGTATGCGCTTTTAAATGGATCTTTATTTGCCATGCCTTCCTCCTGGTTTTCTTTTTTTATTACATATTACACTTGTATTTATGATTTTTCGCTCTCTTCATAATGCAGAAAACGCCACCAACTTAACAGTTGATGACGTTTCCAGTACATCCTACTACAGCATGGTAGTCGATTAACAAAATTATGATTCGTATATGAATAAATCGCTTTGAGCTTGCCAGGACCCTCGCCTAACTTCATACACATGTCCTGCCACTACGGGCACAGTTATCGTACCATAGTGTTGGTTGTACTCTATAGTGTGCATTCCGATATATGCATCAATATTTTTGTCTTTGATGAAAATATATGCCGAGTCAGCTTGTGCTCGTCCAGTGCATACAAGCGTTCCATTATGCGGTGCAGTCCACGTACCGCCTAGCGTAACGCGTTCTTGGGTTTTTGTTCTACCCCCCCCCATGTACTATACCTATCATACTACCACCTCCTAGATATACTCAATTACTACCTTGATATCGCAATTTCTCCACTCTGCGCCAGATATAAGTTGTAGAACGTTTCCTTTGATTACTGCTGAAATTCCCCACTCTATGTATCCGCCATTGCCATAATTTAGCATTGGATAAGAGAGTGGTAATACATATCCTGCCTTGTAATGCACCACTCCAGTTATAGATATAATGCGAGAAGCAGTAATATCTATTGTTTCTATATTGTTTTGTCCTACTGCGATATTTACGCTATCTTTTCTCACGATTTTTCTTTGCGTTGTTGCCGCATTTACCGCTCCTATCATTAATTACCTCCTGCAGCATTCTGAGCCTCTAGGCTCATAGATTTTGTAAACTTGCAATTGATTCTGATATCTTCTTTAGGCTCTCTCGTTAGGTATACCTTAAGGTAGATATCGTTAGCTGATTGCTCGTACAGTCCCGACTCTGTGTTTGTCTCTAGTGCACATATAGGATATAGTTCCGGGCAAATCTTTTCAGGATATAGCTCTGGGAGCCATTTCTCGTCCATTTGTTCTCCTACCATATCTCTAGGTAGTGCTAGCTCAAATATATATTTTGCGCCAGGGAACCTAGTCGAATCCATTAGTACAGAGTTTTTAGCAATTTCGATATCAATAATTACCACTCCGTTTCTATGCCCTCTAACAGGACCTCTGAACACTGTTTCTTTTTTGAATTCCGCACCTTTCGATACAATCATATCGAGATCACATTCAAACGCATCTCTTTCGGATGGTTTGCCAAGTGCAAACCCCCTTCCGGTCATTCTGAAATCAAACAGTTTGAAAGCAGATTGAAAAAACATGTGGCTCACTCCGTCACCACCTAGTCCATCTGATGCATACAGTGCAAAACTGTGTGTATATGATTTATTAACTGCCACAGTTACATCATATGTTGATGTAACCCACCCAGATTCATCAGTATCTGTTTTGATTAGTTTTGTGGTGATGTTGGTCGGTTTGTAAGCTGATTCATTCGACCTTTTGATTTTGCCGGATAAGGTTATTTTATCTACTTTCTTTGCAGCGCCACTCACGTTTATAGGGAACCACCCAACTTGAACCTGTGCAGTTCGATAGCTTCCGCCTTTTTTCGCCGTTCCATCTGCATTTGACTCGTAAGGATTTTTAACTACCGTGATTCTTGGTTCGCCATAAAGCGCCAATTTTGTAATACATTTACCACTTTCATTTAATGCATTCTTTTCGTTTGCAGCGCTGATGTATGCTATTAGCGGTTCGTATTCATGATATGCTGGCGAAAAATAGTGAGTCGGCACTAACACATCTGGGAGTTCAAATCTATAATTTAATTCATCTCCGCTTTCGGTTATAAAATATGAATTTGGACTCTTTAATTCATTCACGTTTATTTTTTTGTTTTCGCAAATAGTAACTGTTTTTAGCCTTACCTCTTCATCGTAGGTTGACGCATACAAATAGTAAGGCTTCATTTTATCTGTAAGCGTGCCACGAACCACTGGTGTTACCGTTGAGTATCCCGGTATAATGCATCCGTATCCCTCTTCAAGAGAGCTGTATTTTTTATCTGCCGGGATGAATTCATATATGCATGTATTTGCCATTAATCTTCTACCTTTCCAAATGATAAACTGCCTGTTTCGGTATCAGGCATGAACGCAAACTTGCCAAGCTTTATACTGCTGAGGACCTCCGCATTTTGTATATATAGCTTGTTATCGCTCATATACGCAACTTCAATTCCTTCTTGCATGAACCTCAGTTTGTCATTATCTAGATTCATGGATATTCTGTTACCGCTTTTTCCTATAGATATTCCATTCTTATCTAGTCTTATAGTACTTATAATCTCGCTATACTTTTTATCCGAATCAAACTTTAGATCATTTATGTTTTTGAGAGCTTCGCTAAACTTAACATTTACAGCATTATCCGTTTGTGTTATTTGCGATTCAATATTAGCAATCTTGTCGTCCATATCGGCTGATGAGTAATATTCCGTCTTAATTTTCCTAGATATGCTGTCCGCTGCATCTGCAATTTCTTTTTTCGTCTGTCTGCTTAAATCTTCGAGTTGCTTTAGTGTATTTTGATGATTTTCTAAAGTCTTGATAAATGCATTTTTAGCTGCAGCATATGAGCTTGACACCTGAACATCCGAGTAATAAAAGCTTCCATCTGAGAAAACGCTCTGGTCTACATAGTATAGGTTGTTTGTACTCCCTTCTATGTAGTTAGGTTCTGTTATAGTCCACGGACTAGGTGGAACTTTAAGTGCTGGTTTCTCTGGGGTCTCTACCGCTAAATAATACCACCTAGTATAGGAGCTTACGCTTACGCCATTATCGCCTTTGACTTTCGTCCACTTATACGCTTTAGGGTCTGCGCTAGCTACATCTTTAAAATCTGTGTAGATTCCTATATATGTTTTTCCGGTGCTATCCGTGGTGCTAAACCCCACTGTGCCATCTCCGCTACTTGCATATGCGATATGGACTCTAGGCGCTTCTTTATTTACCTTACTTTCAGATGTTTCTTTTTTCTTGCTTGGTTCTTTTGATACATTCATGATTTCCATGAGTACTTCATCTGCGAGCTTTCGCAAGTTTTCATCTATCGTCCTGAGTGCAAGACTTTCGTCAGACATATCTGTTCTGTTTGGTACAGTTATCATGGTCTATCACTCCTACCTCTATAGTATCTTGTAAGCGATTCAATATCTGTCCTTCCCACGCCCTCAATTTTTATAGAGAACTTCGCTTGCCTATTAGGGATAATTGGAACACTAAGTGTTTTCCCTCGCTCTGTTTCGCACTCGTATATTGGCTCCCATTCACCGTTACTACTTTGAGTACTTATTCTTAGTTGTGCTCCCGGCTGCATATCTAGTCTCATGTTTATTTTTTTATAAGACTTCATATTCTCTACGAATTCATCGAACGGTCCGAATACAGCAAACCACTTAATATCATCTTCCGGACGTTTTCCTGTAGTGGTCCAGATGTTGCCATCTGCTATGTATATAAGCTCGTTATTCACGTTGGCAAAGGCTGTTACTTTTGTTTCATCTTCCTTGTGCCATAGTCTGCGAAGTATATCGTAAGTGAAGATATTGTACTTATTCTCGCTTTCATTTAGCATCGAAATGTAATATTTCTTACCATTACTTCCGCCAACAGCTGATTTGAACTGATAATCTCCGAACGCTTCGGATATCATTACCGGATATGTTCCGCCATCATAAGCCATTACGCCTGTTAATGAATGATAATACAATACACCATTCACAATTACAGCCGATTTATCAGAGCCTTTTCTTATTCCGAAGCACTCAGTGCTGTATAGCTGATATTGACTTGGCATGCTTCCGAACACTTTATGCATATGATGTTCTTTAAAAAAGATTAGATGTGTAGGATATGCGGCGCACCCTGTAAATTCACCATCTGAACCAACCTCTAGCGCGTATGAATCGTTTGCCAGCGACTGGAAGTAGTTCCAGTTAAGTGGGTCCCCTAGCTTACTAGCATAGATTGTGTTGTCCTCGCTCCTGCAGCCCCACAATCTATTATTGCTTTCCATAACGTAATCAAGGTCTGGGATATCTCGTGCGAGTTTTACTTCCTCTTCAACATACGACTCCTTAGTTACATCGTCACTCGGCATTCTGAATGAATTCTCGTAAGTGGTAATTGTGCTACCTTCTATGCTCTTAATCACGATCACCGTGTTGTTGCCTGGTTGCTTTTTGCATCCTGATATCTCAATAGCATCACCAATAGAGAATTCAGATAGATCCGCGCCAACTAAATATATGCTGCCTGGCTTAATTGTTGCCGTGGCGCGCACTGATGCATCCATGTGCTTTACAGTGTTATCTGTAATATCTAGATACACCTTGTCTGGCCATATGCAGATTTTGTTATTATGTGCCACCATAGTTTTAGGCATAATGTTATTTATTCGCTTTTGGTAATCCGTGCCACCTTTAGAGTATTTGATAAATGTTCTTATCTCTCCATCTACCTCATATCTATCTATGATGTATGGCACATTGTTTTTTACGATGATATCTCTTGGATGCTGCACCGGCATATCTATAATATTTCTTGGCGCTCTTTGAGAGAGTACAGGGTACTTATCTGATGACAAGTTGTACATATCCCTCATCTCACCGTCATCTATTACAGCGTTTGCGTTATATCCTTTGAACTGTAATACTGACTGTTTGCCGTTTATCTTCGGCTGTATTTCCTTGAGTAGCATATTGCCTCCTAAAAGAAGTTTTTTATTCTTAAGTTTTTGTATCTGTTGCTTTTTGTGATGTAATAGTTACGTGCGTCTACTGCTCGGCTATTGTATAAGCTCAGCCAAGCGTTGAACGAATCCCACTCTTCCATCGCTTGACAAGCCATAGCCGCCACGTAGTACACGTAAATTAAATCAAACGGCTTTTCTAGTAGCAGCTCTTCTGTTTGTGTGTCGCTAGTTACCTGCCTCTTCATGTCTTTTTCTTCGAGATTTAACAGCTCTCTCTGGACTATGTTTTCTATCTCGTTAACATACGCTATCTTTTCTTCGTCAGTGCACGTGTTCGGACAACGATCGTTAACCGTCTTAATTACTTCTGCTGTATTCATGTTTAACCCTCATTTACCTTGTTTTTAAGCGATACCCAGTCAGCAGCTTTAATGTCCCCACTAGGAATTACGTTTAAAGCTAATGTTCTTCTTAGTTCATTATGCTTATCTAAGGTGATAGATTCGCCCTCTTCAATAAACATTAAACTGCTACCAACTTTTTTATTGATAAAGCGTATAAGTCTGTTTACCTCAGTACTTGTTAAAGTGATTTCCCTTTGCGCATCAACGATACTGTCATATTCAAAGCGATGATATGTGTACACTGGAACCGCCAAGGAATAAGAAACCTTTGTTGAATCTGTGGCATAGCCTTTTATTCTGATCAGATATTCAGTATTGCCGCTAGGCAGCGTTATTGTAAGCTTTGATTTATACTTAGTTGTTATAAGCTTCGTCCACTCTCTTTCACCAATCTTATATTCAATGTCGTAGCTCATTTCGTCTCTGTCATCGTTAACAAACCAGTTGATAACAGCATCTTTAGTTCTGATAACAGATTCAATGCTTTTGATAACAGGAATTGCAACAAATCCCATCTCTCTTGTCTTAACAGTTTCAGTCCAGGACTTTATAATCTGTGAATCTCTATAGATTTCAACAACGACTTCATAATCTGTGAAAGCTTTAAGGTTCTTTAGGTTTATAAGCGCGCTTTCACTTCCTGTTGTCACACTCTCTTCTCTATATTCTGATTCCTGCGCAGCTTTATACTTTGCTTTTATAGTGCGTTCCCATCCGGTATTTACCATATGAGATACGTTTACCTGGATGCTGCTATATGTATCTGATTCGGCTTTTATAACTGCACTACTTGGTTTAAGTGAATCAGATACAATAGTTTCTTTTAAAACGTTGTCCTTGCGTTTAATGAGCGTTCTAACATCATATCTACAGCCTGTTGTGAGTTTTTCAAACTTTCTTGCCTTAGTGCTTACACCTGCAGGTAGTTCTTCCTCTCCCATGTACTGAAAATTTCCTGCACCTGCTGGTCTTATATACCACTCTAGCGTTCTAGTGTATGAAATGTTCGAATTAACCTCTTCAACCGCTATTAGTTCGCTTTCTGTGGTAGTTGTAGTCAACTCTCCTTTTGCAGTAGGTAGTGCAATCACTGAGTCAAACGAAGTTATTTTGTAGCCATCCACGAATTCCTCTACTGATATTTCATAGCTAGTGTTAGCTATAAGTTCATTAAACGCCATGCTGCAATCTCTACTGCTGTTAGATACGGTTTTATTTCCAATATGTTTCCATGCCTCACCTTTTGCCCTATGCCAAAAACGGAGCTCTTTTTCATATCCTGTAGGTAGTCCGCTTATATTAACTATCATTCCGGATTCAGTAATATCTTTTAATGATAATAGTCCGGCTGTGCTTAATGGCGGTGCCGGTAAAGCTCCGCCGCTTTCCCACACTCTCTGTCCGTATCTAGGTTTGTTTGATGTTAGTACAATCTTGATATGTGCATTGCCAGAAACACGTTTAACTGCATAATATGGCGTCGAATTACTAATGCCCGACCATCTTATAGGCTTATTCTGTTTTAACCTCGTAGTGCCCATATATTGCCCGTCTATGTACACTGCCATATCCAGGTACCAGCCGTACCAAGATTGCCTATAGTCTAAACCGTGGATATATGTGTTTATACGGTAATACATATATGCGCCATCACGATAATAATCCGTTGCAGCGGTAAGTCTGATTCTGGGACCACTATGTATCACCCATTGATTAAATAGAGTTGTTGCCATATCATCACCTACTTATATACTGCAAAGCATTTAGCCTCACTCCATGCACCGCCAGCGTAGTATTTAACCTTGCCGCTTACGCTATCTAGCCAGAGCAAACTCTTATCTTCCGGTTCAGTTCCTGATATAGCAACTTCCGGCTTGTTTAATACCTTAACTTCCGAGCCACCTATATATAGCAATCCTTTTGACTTATCAAATCCTAGCTGACCTTCTTCAATTCCATCTTTGCCGTCCTTGATTGGATAGATACCTTTTAATCTAGTTTCAAGGCTAGATGCTGTTATAAGTGATGTAACATCAAAGTTGCTACCGGTTATCTCGTTAGCTATCTGCACAAATGCGCTATATAAATCATCTAAGTATCCTTGTTTTTCCTGGATGTTCTCTAGAATTTTATTTGCCTGCGCGATGATACCTGCGGTCTCACTTGCTCTTAACTTCTCCGCTCTTTCCCTCGCTTCTTCGGCCGCCTTGTACGTCGATACCTCTTTTACAAGCGCAAGAAGCACCGGATAATATTCTTCTTTCTCAATCTCGGTATTATCGATATTTCCATCTGATACGTTGTACGTAAATCTTGATGTGGTCATCTTCTTGCCGTTTGTATATATGGAAATATCCACAAAGTATAAACCTACAAGTTTTGTGACTTCTGGAACCGGCTTATATGTTAGAAATCCTTGTGCTGCATCTTCGACTGTTAAGTGGTCTCCTATGCAATCAACAAAGGCTTTTCCATCTGGGCGGATAATTTCGATTGTTACAGCGGTATACTCTGAAAAATCAAATGAGCTGCTGCCATTTAGTAACTTGATGTCGATTGCTGCATCGTCATCGAACTGCACTAGTCCATTAACAATGATGGACTTTACTTTATTTATATCTACCGTTACGCTGATTCTTTTCATATTGTCTCCTTAATAAATTAAGCGAGAGCCTCAGCCCTCGCTTTACACAGCGTTATAGCTGCCTTATAGCCTATTCTCGAGTTCCTTGTACTGCTGCTGCGCCTCTTCTTCGTAGTCAGCGGCAAGTCCTGCCTGCTTCATAGAGTCCTCAATAACAAGCTGCACCTTTCTCGGTACCATAACCTTGACGCCTCTCTTAATCTGATAGTTCTTGCCGTTAAGTGTAACTACTAGATCATCAGAGTATTTGTCTGAATCCTTGAATAGCATAATCTCAACAAGTTCTTCTAGGTAATCATCGCTTACCGTAGCAGTCTTTTCAGTAACCTCTTCATCTGCAGCGTTTTCTACTGCCTCAGTAACCTCTTCATCTGTCATAGTTTCAACAGCTTCTAGTTCTTCGTTTTTCTTTGCCATAATTCTTACTCCTTATATCAATATTGCTAGCCTGCAGAATTACAGGCTAGCTTTATGAATTAGTTTGGATCAGATTCCAGTGTTACGCAGTGCTCACATCTTACGATGTAAGGGCTAACTAGAAGCTCTGCAGTCTTTGCAGCCTTCCATCCAGCAGTCGCTCTCTGATTGAGTGGATCTGCCGTTCCTGCTGAACCCTTCTGCTTAACAATCATCTCGAGTCCGCCACCTTCAATCTCGGTAGTTCCGTATGCGTTAGCACCTAGGAATAGTGTTCCATAGATTCTAGCTCCGGATGTGCTCTTCTCGTTGAAGATTTTAGCCTCTGTAGACTCGATAAATCTTACTCCTGCAATCTTTCCAACCTCTCCCTCGAAGATCTGAGTTGAACCTGCATACTTCGATGCATCAATCCATGCCTCATCAGACTGTAGGTCGTACGATGTATCAGGGTTGATGATAGCAACGTAGTACTTGTCAATCTTTGGCGCGTTAGCATTCTTAAGAATTCTAGCAGCTCTCTTAACTGTGTCTACAGTTAGTTTATCATCCTTGGTTAGTGCCGCTCTTGCCGACTTGCCGCCTGCGTAAAGTACGTTAGTACCTGAGTGCATAACCTCTCTTGTAACTGTATCAAGTGTTCTTCCTGCCTGATCAGATAGTAGCTGCTGTGATTCTAGCAGGTTATTATCTAGTGCTGTGAGAAGCAGCATATCTGATAGAGTTACGTAATCGCCGTACTGCTTGATTGTTGCAGGTACCTCTGTCATCTGGAGCTTTCTTCCGTCCGGTGTTACACCCTCTGTAAGTGGTGTTAGTGCCTTTGGGAACGGCTTGTACTGTCTGAATTTAATAACCTTACCGCCATTCTTTGGAATTGGTCTCTTCTGTGCAAACTGGTCGTGAATTAGCTGCGGACCTGTGAGCCTGATAAGGTTCTTATCGTAGTACTCCTTCATATCCGGCGACAGATTGCTATCTGTAGTGATATTTGTGTTTGGATTTCCGAAAAGGAAATAGTCTCTAACGTTCATTGTTCCTCCTTCCTCAGTTAGAAGGTAACGGTTTCACCTCTAGCTACTCGCTTATTGATTCTATCCATATCTTCGTTACTGAGATTGCTAATGTTCTTCTTGACCTTTAGCGGAGCTTTAGACTGCATGCCGTTTTCGCGCGGCCTCAAGCCTCTTGCTCTCACTGTGTCAATAGTGTTCTTCCTGGTTTCCTTGGTAGCCATCTGAATAGCGCCAGAGATTAGCTCCTGTATGTGTGCTGCTTCAAAAGCTTTCCTTACACTCATCCCAGATTCAAGGTAGCTCATGAATTCAGGATTCTCGCTAGCCTCTTTCTTAAGGTTGAAGTGTGGATACACATTTCTTAGTTCAGCGGATTCTGATTCCCACTGCTCGTACAGTGCGTCTGCTTGCTCTTTAGCAGCTCTTTTTCTCTGTTCTGCTTCAAGCCTTCTGTTTTCCGCCTCGAGTTTCTTCTGGTACTTGTACTGTTCAACCGATAGCCCTTCTCTTTCTGCTCTTTCTTCTAGCAGTTCGCCATCTTTCGCGATTGCCTCTTTGAGTCCGCTAAGATTACCAGGCTCGATATCGTACTTGTCATACAGTACAAACAGCGCATCTTCATATTCACCAAGTCGACTTCTATCTGCTTCTGCGTTCTTAAATCTCTTTGAAAGCGTGTCCTTAACGCGCGCATCGTATAAGTCTTTATACTTTCCTTTGATTAGTTCTTCGAACTCTGCAGATAGGTCTTTGGGTTCATCGGCGTTTTCACCCTCTGATGGTTCATCGTCTGCTTCTTCGCTATCGTCATAGCTGTTATCGTCAAACAAATCATCATCTTTCTTTTCTTCAAGGGCTGTGCCCTCTTCAGCACTGGTAGCGACACCAGTATTACCGCTTGTTCCTTCGCCGCCCTCTCCATCGAAGAGGTAAAAATCTCTATATGTCATTGTTCCTCCTGCGGCTTACCCGCGAGCATTTATCTTTACGGATTTATGATATAAAAAAATTATTTATTATTCGACTACGGCATAATCACTTTGATGTTTTTTGGATATCCCTCTTCAAGAATCGTTAACATTTTGCATGCGAACGTATATATGATTCTTGCGTATATCATTTCGTTTACATTGTTTGGATGTGATGTAAAGCTGATTACTACATCGCCAGGCTTGATACTGGTTGAGCTTTCTAATCTTTCGACCATATCCGACACTGTATGTACTAGCGTGCTAATCGCAAAGCACACGTGACTTTCGTCCGCGTGCTCTTTGATATCTAACGTATACGTGATTTTGCCTTGTTCATCTCTCTTACTCGTCAGTTTTGCTGATGTCATGACCTTCTCCTACGCTTGCCTGGTTACTTGCTCTATCTCTGATGTTTGCCGCTCTAGTGTTTACCGGTCTATCTATACCGCGCCTAGCCTCATATGCGGCAGCGTTTAACTGCGGCGCTACTTCCATTCCGAGAGCCTGCTGTACCTGAGATGTGAATTCTCCTGCTCCAACTGTTTGGTCTAGCATTCCTGCCATCTGCATGGCGATGCCGGCTAACTGATTCAGTTTTTCATTTAGATTTCCGTTTTCTCCTACCTTCCTGCGGAGTTCTTCCACTCCTTCAAAGTCCATAGCATCTAACAGCATTCCAGCCTGTACATAGTTGTTTGGATTAAACACGCCCATACCGTATAGCTCTTTTACTGTCTCATTCTGCGACGCTCTATTAAACGCGTTCTTTTTGGCAGCGGAGATTTTAACATCGAATATAGGTTTCTTTACAATTTCTGGCTGTCCTGTTACATCGTCAATCGTTGTTTCTTTAAGCAGCGAATTTTCAAAACTGATAAATTCATACGATCCGCCTTCTCCGTCAATTCTGAAACAACGAGGCTCATCATAGAACTGTCTGATTAATTCTATAATCTGCTTAACTAGTCTAACGTACGCTCTGTACGAGCCACCTATCATGTCGCGAGATAGTTTAGAGCCTGCCTCTTGCAATGCTGCAATGGCGCTAGCGGCCGTTACACCTGCGGCCGTACTTCCCTGCGAGAAGTCACGATTGCCCGAGGTTTCTTTTAGTTCTTCCTTCTTCATCTCGAGGTAATTCATAACCATTGACGGTAATGGCGTTGTTTGGAACTGCCTAACATTGTCATCGTTTAGTTTGCCGTTTATCTCAAAGAAATCTTGTGAGTAATCAGCTAGCTGTTCTGGATTTATCCCCGAGTTCTTGTTGACTCCCCATCTAGGTTTACCGACAAGTGCAGCATTCTTTGCGACAATCTGGTCCATCTTGTTTATTACCATCTGCGGAGATTTCATGACATCGATATATCCGAAGCCTAGCATTTCAGATTCAACCGGGAATAGGTTATCCACAACGAACGGATATTCGCCTGAGATGTAATATCCACTCTCTAGATACTCTTCGCAGTTTTCAGATGCGAAAAGTACGTGACCGTCTATAAATTTGCAGTAGTGAACTATCGTCCTTCCCTCTACAGTCTGTTTGTAGTACCAGTCATATACGACTGTCCTGTTTGATGCCGAATCGTCACGCTCTGTATCGTACTTCACGATTTCAGCACCTGCAGAATTTGATAGCACGCCTTCTAAGTCTGGGTACATCCCTACAAGGATATCGTTATCCACAGCGTCTATTAAGAATATGTTTGGCGAATCCTGGATATATTTAATTCCTGGCTCCCATAATAGATTTAGAACATCTATTTGTTTTACGGCAATATCACCGGCGCCGTTATCTCTTGTGTTATCCCAGTACGTAGCGTATACGCAAAACCCCTGTTTTAGTTTGTACCACCATGCATCACTATATATTTGCTGAAAGTCGCAGTTGTCTAGGATGCATGGCACAATCTTTGATAGCGACAGTGCGGAACCTTTGTCACTCTCTTCACGTGGCAGTAGGTTAGGCATAGGATAGTTATCCATAGCGTCAGCATGTTTATTAGCAAGTGAATTGAACATCCATGCACTTTCAGGCTTTGGATCGTTTTCTTTTCCTTGTGCATCGCCTATGACTTCCCACTGTTTGAATTGCCACCATTTTTCGTTTTCAACAATACGCTTTTTGAACTTCTCAAGATTCTGCTTGTACTTTTCGTATGTGTTTTTTGCCTCTCCTATAACCTCTTCATCAATGATTCCTTTTCGGCCATAGTTCGGGTCCCACTCCTTGCCCTCATCTTCATTAAAGGCTCCGTAATCCGCTTCTGGCTCTTCCTTCGCATCTAGCGATGTTGGCTCTGGTTCCTGCTCTATATAGTCTGGCTCTTCCTCTTCATCTTCGATAGGTTCTTCGGCTGCTTTCTTTGGGTCTATTCCTAGCCTCTTCATCAGCTGTTTATCTCCCTCGGTTTGCACGGGATCTTCTTCGGGCTCGTCATCTTCTGGCTGTTTCTGGTCTCTTAACGGCTTAGCCTTTTCAACTTCTTTAGCGTTCTGTTCTTTTAGCTCTTTCTTCTTGTCTTTCATATTCGCTCCTTACATGTATTTGAAAAAGTCGTATCGTCCTAGCTGTGCAGGAATCATATTTAACGGGTCGTGCAGCCCGTCTGTTCCCTCGTATAGTTTTGCTCTGGCGTCTCGTCGCTCATTTATAGGTGACTCCATGCATACATATCTCCATTCGTCGTATATATGATCTTCCATTTCGGTATTGATATCCTCTACCTTGGTTTCGCTGTAAATTAGTTCTGGTACTGTTCTTATAAAATCCTTGCAGTTTGAAAAGCAGTAGAACATCGGAATTCCGTTTTCATCAAAGGCTAATCTATAATGGCACTGCATTTTACCCGGTATTCGTGTATGGTCTCCTTTCTCCCAATACACGCCAGCTTCCATAAAGGAATCGGCTATTGATTTACCGCCGTTTTCTTGGAATATCGCAGGGTCTGCAACTGCTGATATAGTTCTGCCCTTTAAATTTGGGTCTGACTCCTCGATTTCCTTTATCGCTTTAGCAATCTTCTCAGTAGTCCACTTGACGCCAGTATTTGGCTGGTCTGTACAGCCGTATAGTTCGTTGATTCTATATAGTCTATTGTCGTTATCTACTGCGTACCAACCTACGCTAAACGGCTTCGAATATCCCCAGTCAAAGCCTCTAAATATTCTCCATGTTTCCGGAATCTTGAACGGACTTATAACATGAGTCCATTTACGGTCTAAATAGTGTTCTATCTCGTCGTTCCACTCCGTGAATACTTGTCCGCTGAATGAATTCCAGTCTCCGTATAGTAGCGCTTTCTTGTCCGCTTCTGGGAGCATAGCTAAATTCGCGATATAGTACGGGTCGTTTTCTAATAGCTTTTTGTTATCAAAGACCGTTGATGGTACAAACATACGGCTACGTACGCGCTCTATAAGTTCACCTGTTGGGGTAACGATTTTATATACGCCCTTGATACGCGTCATAGGCGGCGCAGGTGTTATAAATCTCTTTTTTACCCACCCATGACCAACTCCCCCAGGATTTGCGCTAGCTCTTATGTATACCCTCGTTCCCGGTGCCGTCGGTCTATTACGTGACATTAGATACATGTACTGCGTACGCGTAAAATGCGTTAATTCGTCAAATGCGATAAAGTCGTATGCCTTACCTTGATAGTTATATTTATCTGTTTCCCTTTGCAGATTCCCAAAATATATTTTTGCTCCACCTCCGAATTTCCAAACGTATTTTGATTCGTTGAATTTTGCGCTTGGAAATGCTTTTGAATATAGATTTATGGATCTATCCATAAGCTCCGAGAGCTGTGGGAATGTTCTACGAAGTATTAAGCCTTTATAACTTGGTATATGTACTTGCCTTAGTGCTTCGCATAATATAGCGTCACTCTTTCCGCCTCCAGCTGCACCGCCATATAGCACTTCATATTCCGGGCGGCTCATGAATACTTTTTGACGTGGCTGCGGCTCCCATGCTATTTTCATTCTTCGACCTCCGCAACCTCTTCATCACTTAAGTTAACAAGTACGATGCTTTCAGCCTCTTCAACGCTGATATTTTTGTTTTCTGCCTCGGCTTCAAGCAGCTTAACTTTTCTTTCTTCGAGTCTAATTCTTTTCTTTGCAAGCTTAAGATCTTCCTTTTCTTGGAATGTAAGAATAGACTCCATTGACCGCCTCATTTTTTCAATTGCTTGTAAAGCGTTTGCAGCATCTTTTACCTGTTTAAAATCTGTTCGCTTAAATTTTTTCTCAACAGTTTTCTTTGATACTGGAAAGCCATCTGAATTGTATTCAGTTTCTTCAACCAGATATCTATTGAACTGCTTTGGATCTAATAGAGCGTCGCTCATTATATTAGACAAGTTATGTACTATGCTTATTTCTTTAGATAAGTCTATAGATTCTAATTTAGATACGCGCTCTACAGCTTTTCCGACAGTATCTGATACATATTTCCTGCGCTTTTCTTTCCACTCGTGACGGCGTGCATATTCCGAAATGGTGCGCGCCGATGTTTGGTATTTAGTAGCTAGTTTTGCATATGATGTATTCGTTGTTATGTATTCTACTTCGAGCCTGTTCCAATCCATGATTTCCTCCAGCTTTATTATGCCTATCGATATGCGTTTTTTCGCCTGCTTCAAAATTTTTTAAAAAAGTTTTGAAAAGGTGTTGACAAGGTGTTGATATGGTGGTATACTTTAGACAAGCTAAGGGAAGAGGTAAGTAAAACATGGATAAACGAACAGCACACATACACTTAAAAACTACCCCGAGAATTAAAGAAGCTGCCACAGAACTAGCAGCAAAGGAAGGTAGAACGCTAAGCAACTTTATAGAATCTCTGTTAGTTGAGCAGATTCAAAAAAACAAAAAATAAAAAATCGAGCCGCTGCAACGGCTCGAACACCCTAAAAATTACCACCCCTGATAATTAAAAGGAGCTATAATTATGTTAAACGAAATTACAAAGAAAATCAACTGCAAAGAATATCTGAACTCGCTAGATTGCTGGTATGGAATTAGACCAAACGGTGAAGAGTATTACACGGCTTACTGGTTCATGAAAGATTCTGACGGAATATCATCCGTTCCATATGCAGGAGATCTTGAAAACGGTGTGCGCATTGGAGCTTTTGAAACTAAAGAGAGCGCAATTGAAAAGATAAAGCTATCTGCTGCACCTGATAGGGCAATAGTATTATATGAGCGCGAGAGCTCGGAGGTTGGCAGCGATCTATACTTTTCATTCGCACCACAGGAAATTATAAAGGCAGCTTAATAAAAAAATGAGGGGTATCCCCTCGTTTTTTCTTGCTTAAAAATAGCTCCAGCCTGTAGCGCCTATTTCTATGCCTACTTGAGCATTTAACATTATAAATATAATACCATCCATTAATGCGTTCATTTCTTTTCCACCTTTCCGCTTTTTGCATCAAAAATTAATTCGCTGTCTCTATACTTATCCACAAGTTCGCCGATGTCTTTCATGCTGAGATTATTCTCATGCATTAACGCAAGAATTGTTTTTTCGTTGATTGCCACCTTTTTTCTATCTAGCATTAGCTGCCTAGTGAGCCTGTTTATATCTTTTGTTTTGATTTCAAGAGCATTCTCATAATTTTCTTTGAGTTTCTTTTGGTTGTTCTTTTCTCTAGCTAATCTCCAAACAAGCGTGGATATTTGATTTCTCATTTCATCGCCATAAACTTCGTGCAATCTTAATTCTAAATCTGGGGAATCTTGATAGATTTCGTAGCACTCAAAAAGTTTCTTGGCGTATCTACATTCAGTGCCCCCTTCTTCACATTTTTCAATCTGTTTTCGGTGTTTTTTCTTTGTGTCAAAAAAATGCATGCAACCTTCACATGTGATTGTGTTTTCTTTATGCGCCATAAAAAAGGGGCATTTAATGTAATAGCTCATCATTCCCTCCTCATTCTGATTAGCACGCTAAATCCGAGGCCGTCCCCTGGATCTTCTGAAAAAAATCCGACTTGCCTGCCGTCGTGTTCAACTATGCAATCCGTGAATACATATTTAGTTTTATTATTTTTATTTATTAATTTTGAAATAAATCTTCCGTCTCCGGGATCGTTTATGATTCTCTCTACTTGCCCCCTTGTAAATGTTCTATCTGAAACAATCGGCTCTGGTTTTTTTAAACCTAAAGAACCGCCCCAGCATCTTTTGCTTTTTCCTTGCCTTGCCATATATAAGGCTTTTCCTGTAATTCCTGTTTCACTAAATCTAAGTTTATCTGTATTACAATATCCAGCTTTCCACTTTTTTTCTAGAACGTCTCTATCCGCGCCTTTAAAAATCATGTGGATGTGGCATCTTGCTTTTGAACCTGTGTCATCTCCTTTGTGATTGGAAATTACATACACAAATTCAACATCTTCTTTTCCGCGCTTTGCCATTTCATATCTAACGCGACGCGCATAGTTTCTGACGTCTCTTAACGCTTCATCTCTGTTAGCCGGAAGATGTGCATCATCGTATGTAGCGTCTACGCTGTAATCACCCTCAGCAAAATTAAGATTGCACAGCCTTGCAAAATATCTCTGTGCTCTTTTAGAGTTGAGATTTTTTTGTGCCGGTGTAGATTCTTTTATCTTCCTTGCTCTCTCATATTTTCTTTTTCTTGGCGATACATTAAATATTTCTATTTCTTGATAATTTCCGCAGTTATATTTTTTAGTTCTAATCATATCTATATTTTCGCTAACTTGTTAATACTCAATTGAACTTTTAAACCAGCTCGTAGCTGGTGATTGTTTTCTCGTTTTTTATGTTTTCTTCTTATATATGAGGCGGCGAATATGACTACTTAATTATGTTGTGCTCTTATATGTATATTTATTTTTAGAAAGGATCTTTATGTTCGCCGCCGTCATAGCGATTTAGTTATATGTATATCCAATATAGGATCACTAGGCATCCTGCAGAGATAAGTAAATCTGCTGCTAGATATAGTTTGTTTGCTTTTTCCATTTTGTTTAGCGCAGTGAATAGCAATGCGTTAACGCCTGCTATAATTCCTAATATCCATAATGTAAGTATTAAGTCGATCATTGTTTGCTCCTATATATATGAAGTAGCGGACGTTGGTTTGAGAGATTATCATTTTTACATCATTGTTTGCCTTATAAAAATAACTTACGGTGTCCGCTACTTACATAGCGTATTATTAGATTTTGTCTATTCTCCATTGTATGGATTTGGCAGCGGCATCCACGCGGTAACCTCATCCACATTGCAGCATGTGGCGGATAGATAAATTTCGCCACTTATATCTTCATCGAATGCGTCCACCCATACATCACTTCCATCTGTTACGAGTACATCTTCGTTATATTCTGGCAAATTCTCGACTATGTACATCCACTTATGTTTGGTGTATTCTTCATCATCTGGTGTTAGTTCTTTTACAATGAGTTCGTTCCACTCTGGTATTACGTTATATGCTTCCATTGCTTCTCACCTCTTTGCTACATTTCAATAAGAACGTTTTGCCACTTCTTGTAAGCATCAAGATAGCACTCGTTCTTATCTCCGTTATATGTGATCTCGTAGTACATACCATCTGGCACGTTGGTGCTGAGTAATGCTTTTGAATTCTGCAAGGTTTTGCAGAACCAAACAACGAATACATCATCTGTTGTGATTTTTCCGTTTTTGTCTGTTGATTCCACTCTGTCGTTGTAATAATTTCTTACAAATTCTTTGCATTTCTTTATAAATTTTCTTTCGTCCATAATTTCTCTCCTATTGTTTTAACAATGCCAATCGTTATTCCGTTACCTGCTTGTTTGTAAAGCTGACTATCACTGTTTACGAATTCTGCTCTTTTATAATAATCATCCGTCCACCCTTGCAACCTAAAGCACTCTTTAGGTGTAAGTTTTCGTATAGCTAGATAGCAGTTATATTTATCACTCCATATTGTGGCTATATCACGGTTCTCGTTCGTTTTAACTGCGATTGACGTTCCCTCTGCTGCATGATTACTCACTCCGCTATCTTCTCGTGCTGTTATGCAGTTTGATGCACTTATTTCTCTTGGCTTGTTTTTAGACTTATCAACCCCAAAACATGTATGTGGCTCTAGGTTGCCACCCCCCTAGTGGTGAGACAGGGGGCTAACCCCCTTGAATGATATATGCGATAACTATTTCTTAATCGTCCGTCTTTTTCGCTGTATACACCGCCTACAAATTCAAGACAATTTTCGCCGCCTGCTCCCTTGATAGGAAATACTTGTTTTCCACTTCTTCCTCGATAATGTCCAACAACGTATACTCGCTCCCTATTTTGTGGAACGAACCATCTCGAGTTGATATTTTGCCACTCGAGATCGTACCCGAGTCGGTCCATTTCAATGATGATTGATAGGAAGTCAAGTCCTCTGTTACTAGAAAGCATTCCCTTAACGTTTTCGTAGATAAGCCATGTGGGTCTATCTTCTTCTTTGAGCTCTTCCAAGATTCTAAAAATTTCTCGTACAAGGCTACTTCTTTCTCCGTTAAGTCCTGCTCGCCTGCCTGCGATTGAAAAATCTTGGCACGGCGCTCCAAAAGTCCAGCAGTCGACTCTTGGAATATTGGTAGAGTCAACTGCTCGAACATCTCTTGCGTACCATTCTCCATTGAGGTATTCACTTTTCAAAATCTCCTTCTGCCTTTTCTTTTTATCTAGTTCGCTAAGGCGCATTCGTTGCTCTTCCGTTATGGTGTGCATAGATCTATAGCTTGCTTCTGCGAATTTATCAAATTCGCAGTGCCCTATGCATTCATGTCCCGCAAGCTCTAGTCCTTTTGTGAACCCCCCCACTCCAGAGAAAAAATCTATAAATTTCATAATTTATGACTCGCAATCTTCTTTTAACCAGCGCTCTATTAGCGCTTCACACATTTCTATATCATTAGCACAGGATTCACATTCTCTATCGCAAACCGTAAACTCTGTTTCGCCATCGCTTACTTTGCGTAAAAACTTGGCAAGTTGCCACGTTTCCATTTCCTGAATTAGTTCATAGTTAGTCATTTATACCTCATTTCCCCAGCAGTCCCAGCCTTCAAATTCTTCTCTTGCGAATAGTTCTATACGTGACACATCTCCGAGAAGCTCAACGATCCGTTTCCTTGCTTCGTGAGGTTTTTCCGAGTGTCTTTTTATTTTCTCTTCAATCACTTGGTGGACTGCGTGAGATTTCACAATTTCTTTTGCTTTAGTTTTCTTGCTAATCCCTAGCAAACACACTTCCGCATTCGCTCTTGTGTATGCGCCCATTCCCCAAAATAACGAATCTGAAATTTTATTCTTCTTCACCCAGACAAAGGCAGCTGTTTTGTAGGTGAACCCCCAAGCTTCTAATACTTTTATTGCTTCGGATATATTGGGAAATGTAGCCCACATAAAGCACACTGTTTTATCTGTGCATATATCTCTTATAGGAAGGCTACATATTTCCTTCGTCGGCATCGTACTATAGTGCTGCTTTGCCATGCCTCGCAGTTTCACCCCCCCCACTTTGCTTGTACTCCCAGGGCGGATCTGCGTATATCACGTCGTACTTTTTGTCTGTATCAAAAATATCTACCTTCATTAGTAGTTTCCTATCATGAATTTTGCTAACTCCTGATATTCATCTTCTGTTAGCATCGCTCTTTTAAGCGGTGTTCCGTCTTTGTCAAATGTCCTTATTTCATATCCCGGTTCTTTTCCATACCAGGATATTTTTATAAGTTTCTTTTTTCTGCCCTTGCCATCTGTTGATAGAGTGGCTAGCTCTTCTATGATTTTGTAGTCCATTTGCTATTCCTTATTAACTGTCTCTTTAATGCATCAGCGCACGCCTTACATAGTACGTGCACTTCTTGCTTTCCGTCTGAATTTTCTAGTGTAAGTATTTCTCGCTTCTCTCTTGCGGCATCACCGCCGCAAAGTTCGCAGTAATTTATATTCATTAGTTCTCCTATATGTAATGTCTTTTTATGCCGTACTCATTAGCGGCCGCTTCTTCAACCCTGCAGCCTCTAGCTTCTTCCCAGCCCGTAGCAAATACCGCCATATCTGCAGTAGATAGCAGTTTTAATGATTCCGCCAGATAGTATAGTGATTCCGATTTCACGTTCTTATCTTTGATTTCTTTTTCAACCTTGTTTTTATCTAGTACCGAATCTATAAAGGTTGCCGCAGGATTAATTTCTCTTTTAATTCTTTCTTTAATCATTGTTCTTTCTGCAGCTATTTCTACATCTGTTTTGCCCGCCATTGGCTGCGATATAAAAAATAGTTTAGGTAACTTTGTGTTTAATTTTTCTTCAATGTACGCATCCATTGTTGTTTCGTAGCTCATACTTATCTCCTTAAAACATTTCTGGTTCTTCGCCTTCCCTGGCGCGTATTTTGTCATATTCTTCTTCTCTAGCGTTTATCTCCGCTTTTAGGTTTTCGTTAGCTTGTTCAATCATTCTTCTTGTTGTAGCGCTTACCTTTTTAGCAATATCTTCATTTTTAGCTATTGTTCTTTCGTCGGCCCTATTCGCATATACCAGCATTCGCATTTTTTCTCTTCCTGCTGGATCGTAGGTGCACCGCCAATCATTACAGTATTCGCATTCATTACAACATTTACCACAGATGGTCCCCTTAATTCGCCTGCACCAGCGAAACGACCTGTTGTCATTTGGTGCTCCGTGTTCGTGTCCGCACCTGTCACACACACATCCTACGTTTACCATCTCTTCCTATCTACTTCCTCGAGAATTCCTGTTATTTCTTTTCTTATTACTTCAAGTTCCTCATACGTCATTCTGAGGTATCCATTTGACGCACTCAGAATTAAGAATTCTTCCTTATTTGCTACATAAGCAAATCCTTTTTTCACAGACTCATATGTTAATGTGTCGTCTATTGAATCTGCCTTATGTAGGATTTGATTTACATTTAGATTTATACTTGGGATGGTTGTCGTTGATTTCCATCTACTCATAGATAATTCCTCCCTATAAGGATCATCCAGTCATTACGCGCTTGCTCTGGTGTCATTCCCTCGTATAGCTTTTCTTCTTCGTATTTCTTTTGATAAAAGCGTCTTAGCTTAATGTTTTCTTGCTGCGCCCATTCGCTGCAGTTCATATGAAGCTCTTCGTGGTGCTCGTGGCACACGTCCACTTGAAAACCTAGATCTATACTTATTTGGCGGTTAGATCCACCAAATACCTCGTGTCTTTCAGCGTAAGGCTTTCCGCAATACGCGCAGAATCTACTTGCTTTATCCTTATATCCGTTTTGTTTCTTCTTTTTCTTCCTGGTCTGTGGCTTTGGAAAAGCACATGTTTTGTAATAATCCATCATTTGGCTGGTCTCCTAATCGAATGTAATTGTTTGCAATTCTTCATCGCTCCAAGGTTCTATATTTGACAACACACTATTTTCTTCGCATACTTCTAGTCTAGGTTCTTCATGATCAGTAAACTCTCTAGTAATAGCTGATTCGGATATAATTCCTTTAAAATATTTTCTTCGTCTTTCAATATCCATGTCGCACCTCTCTTTGTGCAATTACCTTGTCATTCATGCGTTTAAGATTTACATATCCATCTGATGTTGTTATTTTTGCTCCTGCAATCGTACCGCTATCGACCATTTCATGCGCTAGCTTAATCACTTTGATAATGCAAGGTTCAATAGGTTTAAACTTATCCACGTTTAACCTCGCTTTTATCTGCACCCTAGCGCATATAAGAATATGTGCAGCATAGGAAATAGCAGCGCTAGGCACATAGTTCCGATTAGGTTTATTACCTGGAAGTTACCTTCCTCGTCTGAAAATATTGCTTTGAATAACTCTTTATTACTCATTACATGCTCCTTTTCTTGTAGATTTTGTCTGCTATGTCCCGGACGAAATACTTTTTACTTCTTCCGTCCGGCAAGCACTCAACGCCATTCATCAGGTCTCTTACACTTGCACGGCTAACTTTTAGATACTTTGATATATCTGTTATAGTTAGGAAGCTGCCATATTCTTTTTTAAGATCGTTTAATATTGCTTGCCTATCCATTTTTATTCCTCTTCGTGTTTGGATCTTTCTATATCGAATCCATCTGGGTATCTTAGCTTTAACTTTGTTAGATTGAGCTTTGCGACAGATTCTAGCGGCACTCCTGCGTTATATGCTGTTATGGATAAGTACCAAAGAACATCGCCTAGTTCATCAATTAGCTCTCCCACATCCGCATCATGCTTTCTAAATGTAGCCTTGTTGATTTTGCCGACCACTTCCCCGATCTCTTCGCACATTCCCATTACAGATTCGATTACGCCTACTTCTTTTCCCGTCCTCAGCGTTTCGTGCTGATAGTCGTTTAGCGTCATTTTCTGTTCATAGTTAATCTTTGCGATTAAGAATCTCGGTAGTTCTTCTTCCGGGATATCCTGGATATCTACGCGCAGCGCCTTATCTCCGTATGACAAGAGCACTTCGTCCTTATCTGGTGTAACGATTATCATGTCAAGGTCCTTGCATGTATTCATTGCGTGTAGAGTGTCTCTTATTGTTGTACAGATAATTTGTCTTGTGGTGTTTGTATCCATTTTGTTTTTCTCCTGTATTTTGAAATTTTTACGATATAATCTCCTTACAGACTGTTGATGGTCGAGTTTTTTTCAGAAAGGAGATTTAAAATGGCTTGTGATTGCGAACTAACCTTGCAGATTGCTAAAGACATTACCGTTGCTGCGCTATCCGTATCGAACGTCACCTTTACAGGTAAAGAAGATGGCGAAGTTATCGGAGAGATGTTTACAGAAATCCACAAGGCCGTTGTTGAGGCTAACGAGGCTGTTATTTCTAAAAATCAAAACCTCTCTTATTAGCCTTTAATTCTCAGTTTTGCAAGAGGCTCGACTAGCTGTGCAATTTCTCTTACACACGCGCCCTTCGACAGTTGAGCCTTTATTTCATCAGCTAGCAACTCTTGTATCTCAGCAACAATTCGAGCTTCTTTTAGTACATAATCTGAAAGAGTTATATTTTTTCCTACGCGTCCAGAACTCCTATTAGCCGTCATTTCTTCAATTCTCTTTTTGGCATTGTGTAACTCTTCCCTTGTACGAGCTAGTTCAATCTTGGTTTTTTCTAGCGTTTTTTCTGTGGCTCTTAATCTGGTAATTGGTGATTCCATTTCACTTTCCTTTCTTAAACCTCTTCAGGTTTATCTGTCTACATGAAATATTTTCAAGTAGAGCATAAAAAAATTTAGAATTTAAACTCATCTATTGAAATTCCACATAATTTTGCAATCTTTAAAGCATCCTTCATTTTTACTTTAGAGAAATCGTTCTCCCACGAATTATAAGTTTGTGTAGAAATTCCGAGCTTTTCAGCCATTTCTGCTTGAGTTAAACCGAGCCTAGCTCTCAACTCTTTTAGCGAGTATTTCATATTTTCCTCACCGTTCCTTTCTTGATATTGAATCCTTATTGTCACAACCTTACATGAAATTATTTCAAGTGTCAATAGCTTATTTGAAATTATTTCAATCTTTTTTGTTTTTTTATCAACTTTGCTTGATTTTATTTCTACTTCGTATATAATGAACGCACACATAAACCAGTTAGGATTAAGGAGTTGTTTATGAGCTTTTCAAATAATATAAGATTTTTAAGAAAGCAAAGAAATCTAACTCAAGAGGAGCTTGCGGAGATGGTCGGTTATAAATCTTTTACTACTATTCAGAAATGGGAGACAGGCGATTCAGAACCTAATATGGGAGTATTGAGGCAGCTTGCCGATATATTTCACCTTTCCATCAGCGAATTAGTGGAAACAGATTTAGAGAGCAAAGCAACCTCTCGACCTCTTCCATCTAACATCATTACTCCTGCTGCATATGCAGTTCCTATCTTGGGAACTATTTGTGCCGGCAGCGGTATTCACTGTGAAGAAAATTTTCAAGGTCACTTCTATGTGGATCGGACTATAAAAGCAGATTACTGCCTTAAAGTTAAAGGTGACTCTATGATTGATGCTGGTATCTATGATGGTGATTTTGCATTCATTCGTAAATCATTTGATTATTCCGATGGAGATATTTACGCTGTATGCTGGGGAGCAGAAGAATCTGCATCACTTAATAAGTTATATAAGATGGATGATAAAGTGATGCTGCAACCTTGTAATTCAGATTATGCTCCTACTCTTGTAGATGCGGATGATATTTATATAGTTGGAGAGTGTATAGGAACTTATCACGCTAGGTAATAACCGGGAGGTATATCATGAAGGCTTTTAGAGGGTATGTTTTATGTGTAATAGCTGTATTCCTTTTAGGACTTGTCTGGGCAGCTTCCACTGACCGATATAATAAACAGCACGCTAAAAATTCAGCAGTCCATAAAGTGATCAAAGAAAGCAGCCAGGATGAGGAAGAAGATAGAGATTTTGAAGAACATAGGATAATTGAAGAAGCAAAAGAAGATGCTGTTGATTGGACTGAGGCGCGTTCTCTTGTAGGTACTAATGCACGCATTAAAGGTGAGATTGTTTCTCAAGATGATGACCGCGAGGACGGTGTGTATCTTTATATGGGAAATAATGCCGGTAATTCAAACAGGTTTCAAGTTTTTGTTCCTGATGACTGCTTATATAGATTTGCAGATAATCACTGCGACTACTACCAGAGCACAATCGCTGTGTATGGAAAGGTTGAATTATCTAACGGTATACCTCAGATAACCGTTAGGCACCCCGACGATATTGTTATTTTGCGGTAAACGTAAGAAAGGCGGCATTAACATGTGTAGTACGTCAGAAAAAATTAGATACGCGTTATTCGATTATGTATTGCCTATAGCGTTTATGTTTCTAGCTATCTTTTGTAGAGACTATTATCTTGTTTCATTTAATTACCTTATATTCACTTTTTTAACTGCAGGTATCTTGGCATCTAAAGGTGTATTTGCAATATTCATTCCAATGGTTGTATGTGCGGTTATTTGGATTGCAGGATATTATACAGGTTTTGATTATCAGTATTATATGACTGTAGCTGGGCTAGCCAGCTTTCCTATTGGATCGATTTTAATTAATATCTATGCTGCGAGGGCTTGATGAAAAGATATAAATTTACAAAAACATTTACATATGATGGTAAGCGGTATTACATCCGGGCAAACTCCGAGCTAGAGCTTGGAATGAAATATCAGAAAAGGCTCGAGGATCTTAAGGCTAACCATGTGATTATTAATTCTAATATGACACTTGGAGACTGGGCGAGGAAATGCGTTGAGACTTACAAGACTAGTTCTAGTGAAGATGCTCGTGATAGGTATTTAGATTTTACAGAGAAATATATAGTTAGTGAGATTGGTCATTATAAGCTTAAGGACGTACGCCCTATAATGTGCCAATCTCTTATTAATAAGTATGAGGGTATGAGTAAATACACTATAGGGCAAGTGTATCAGAAGCTTAATTTCATATTTAGAAAAGCTGTAGATAATGGTTTGATTAATTCTAATCCGGCTGCAGATATATCTAAACCTACAGGTACATTGAATAAAAGGCGCTCTCTAACCTCCGAGAAGCAGGAAGTCTTTGTTAAGTGTGCTTTAAGGCACCAGTACGCTATATACTTTATGCTTATTTATTTATGTGGCTGTCGCCCTTCCGAGGCAGCAAAGATAAAGTATGAAGATATAGTTGTCAGTAAAGAGCGTAAATATATTCATGTTCGAGGAACTAAGAGCGCAGCGGCCGATAGATATGTACCGCTTCCGGATATGCTAGATGATTTACTTACTGGATCTACCGGCTATTTAATCACCACATCACAGAACAATACTTTATCCCACAAAAAGAGATTGTTTGCTTGGAAAAGTCTTGTACGAGATATAAATATAGAGATGGGCTGCAAGATGTATAGGAATCA